TATTTTGCAGCTGTAAGTGCAAACATCCGTGCAACGTTTGCACAAAATTGTGCAACGTTTGCACACTTTCTTGCAAACATCGGTCACTATCGGTAATATTGCGCCAAAAAGAGTAATGGGAAAACGAGTTAGAATCAGCAATAATTCAGTCAACAGCTACGGATTCCGTGTGCTGACCGAGGGGATGGATATTACCCAGTTCCAGCGCAATCCTGTGCTGCTGTATATGCACATGCGTGGCGAGGTTATCGGCTGCGTTAAGGATCTGAAAGTTGAGAATGACGAACTGACTGGCGAACTGGTGTTTGATGAAGTGTCAGAACTCAGTAAACGTTGTAAACGCCAATGGGAGTTCGGCAGTCTTAAGATGGTCAGCGTTGGCATCGATGTCGTCGAAGAAAGTTCAGACCCGTCGCTGCTTGAAGCAGGGCAGACCCATCCGACCGTTACCAAGAGTAAGCTGTACGAGGTGAGCCTCGTTGATATTGGCTCTAACGACGATGCTATTGTGCTGCGTCGCAATGGTAAGATGGTTACGCTCTACGGAGGCGTGTGCTACGAGGATGCCGAATCGAATAACTACATTACTCTCGACCAGAATACTACTGATGTTGAACCAAATAACACAGACAAACAAATGGAAGAACTATTGATTGAAATCGCCCAAGCACTTGGGCTGCCAGAAGACGCAGACAAAGAGGCTGTTCTGGCTAAGATTGCAGAACTTCAGGAGAAAGCTCAAGAGAGCGAAGATCTTGAAGAAGAAAATGAAGAACTGCGCCTGTCGCAGTTGACAACTCTCGTGTCAGGAGCTGTCGCAGACCATCGTCTGTCAGCAGCTGAGCGTGACAATTTCATCGAATTAGGTAAGAAGATTGGCGCTGATGAACTGAAGAAAGTGCTCGGCGCTATGAATCCGCAGCAGAAATTGAGCAACCTCGTTGGTGGCAATGCCAGTGCTACTGAGTATAAGAAACTCAGCGATGTGCCAGCAACTGAACTAATGAAGATTCGCGAAGATAACGTGACACTGTATAAGAAGCTGTATAAGGCTGAATATGGAATTGATTGTACGATTGAAAAATAATCCTATAAAATTATGTTGAGAATGATGACTATCTTATGCGCGGTACTGATTAACTCAGTAATGGGCGCAACTCTTGGCTCTGCACTGGGCGTTGACCCAACCGCAGGTGCTGTTGTTTTGAATACTATTGCCCTCTTTGCAGGCAATATGGTACCCTCTGGTGCACTTGGTGCAGGTGTGTTGACTGAGATCTGGACTGGCGAACTGGTCAAATCTCTCCGCGCTGGATTGGATGGTAGCTGGTTGGAAGGAATTCCAGACGCATCATCGATTGTTGAGAATGATGTTATCCACTTGGTAGATGTAGGTGTAGATCCCGACGTATTGATCAATAACACCACTTATCCAATCGCAACCCAAGAACTACCTGATGGCGATATCGCTATCTCTCTCGACAAGTTCCAGACAAAGGTGACTCCGATTACCGACGACGAACTATACGCTATCAGCTATGATAAGATGGGACGCGTGAAAGAAGCTCACGCTAACGCGATCAATGACTCGAAATTCGCGAAGGCAGCACATGCCCTCTGTGCCACCGAGAATAGCGACACTACGCCAGTGCTCACTACCTCAGGCGCGACGGATGCCGAGACGGGACGTGTTAAGATGACTATCTCTGACGTTGTACGCATGAAGGCTGCGCTCGATAAGATGAAGGTGCCTGCTAAAGGTCGTCGTCTCGTATTGTGCTCAGATCACGTCAACGACTTGCTCGAGACCGCTCAAAGCTTCCGCGAGCAATATCAGATTGACCGCAATGACGGCACTATCGGTCGTCTCTATGGCTTTGACATCTTCGAGAATAGCGAGAACCCATTGTACACCACCGCTGGTAAGAAGAAAGATGTCGGTGCAGAAGCATCAGACGGCGAATTCCAAGCATCATTCGCTATCTACACCCCGCGCGTGTTTAAGGCAACTGGTTCAACCAAGATGTATTATAGCGCTGCAGAAACTGATCCTCAGTACCAACGCAACCTTATTAACTTCCGTCATTACTTCATCTGCTTGCCTAAGAAAGAGGATGCTGGCGTCGTAATGTACAGTGGTTATAATAAGACCTCAGAGGAATCTGAAGGATAGAAATCATTAAGCGATGAAATCGAGTGCCGAGCTTGTTAAAGCGATACAGTCGTTCGAAGGACTACGATTGAATGCCTACCGTTGCGCAGCAGGCGTGTGGACTATAGGATATGGTCATACGCAAGACGTGCGTCGCGGTCAGACAATCACACGCGAGCAAGCTGTTGCGTTCTTGATGGCCGACCTCGCAACGTTCGAACGCTATGTGAATAGCATTCCTGAGATAACGACGCAGGGACAGTTCGACGCTGTCGTGGACTTCGTATTCAATCTCGGCATTCGACCATTCGCTCATTCTACTTTATATCGATATATCCGTGCCCGTCGCTCTACGGCTGACATCCAGAACGAGTTCCGTCGCTGGGTGTATGCTAATGGAGTACGTCTCTCTGGGCTTGCTAAGCGCAGGGAATGGGAGGCAAAACGGTGGGCTCAAAAATCATGATGATGGGAGAGATAATCTTGCAATTCTTGACATGGGCGGTTCCATCAGGTGGAATCGGCGCTGCTATCGTGTGGCTTACTGACCGCCATAAGCGAGATGCTGAGACGACGAAGGTAGTTCACGACACCTATAAAGAGATGTACGACGATGTCAGCGCATTGCTGATTGCTACCCAAAAGAGAAACACAGAAATCAATGCCAAACTGGAAGATCTGGAGACAGAAAGTCGCCGAATGCGCAGCGCGCTCAATCGGCTGTCGCGTGCCATCGAAGCAATTCAGTTATGTCCTTATCGCAGCGAGTGTCCTGTTCGCGCAGAGTTGCGCATCGACTCGGACCTCGACGAACTCGGTAACGAGAATGTCGAACGACAGCGTGATGGAGATGACGGAGGAATGGCGCAGCGCGGTAGTCGTGCCAGCGTCGGAGATCAACCTGTCGATACCCATCGACAGTCTTCAATCTCTGCCGACGGGAGCGGAATACGCAAAAAAAAGCGGTCAGGCAACCGTAAGGGTAAGGCGCGCACAGGCAGCCAACCCGCAGCATCCTGACACGTTACTGGTGACTGCTAGCTGCGACAGTTTACAACTGCAATGCGAGCGATACCGTAAGCAACTGCGCAAGTTATCAGAGGCATTGACGACGTCTGAGAATCAATCGGAAGTTAAACCCCGTTCTAATGGTGTTAGAATACGATTGAAATGGGCTATCATCGCGGTCGTGATGGCATGGGTGTTTGGTTATGTAACAAGTAAAAAATCAAATTGATCAACGAATATGGCAAAAACAGGTTATTGCAATGGTAGCGACATGCTGCTGTATGTGAATGGTAAGGCGATTGGTCACTGCTCCACGCACACCACTACGTTGAATAGTGAGACTAAGGATCGCGCTGTTAAACCAGTGGCATCTAAGGGAATCACCTCTGGACTATGGAAGGGAAAGGGAGTTGTCGGTCTTAGCGTTAGCATCTCTGCTGAAGGAATGGGCTTCTACGACGAGACAGAATGCGGTTATCGCGAATTGCTCGCTCTCTGGAAGACTGGTAAGAGCGTGACAGTGAGATGTATGGAACGCGAGACAAGCGACAATCCATATCTCGAAGGAAATTTCATCATTGCGTCTCTCGAGCGTCAAGATCCTGCACAGGATGATGCTACTTATAGCATCTCTCTCGAGAATGATGGCGAGCCTACAACGCTCGATGAGACTGCTATCACGAACAACAGTTCATCAACTACCACCACTTCTGATTCTGAATAGATATGCAGGTGAAGATTAAGGTAAACGGCAAGACATACCCCTGTCGTCCGACGATGGGGGCTATGCTTCGCTTTAAGCAAGAGACTGGGCGCGAGGTGACACAGATTGATGGTAACAGCATCTCTGACCTCTGCACCTACCTCTGGTGCTGCATCGTGTCAGCAAGCCAAGCAGACGGCAAACCATTCGAACTGTCGCTGATGGACTTCGCGGACAATATCAGTCCTGATGACCTCAAGGCGTGGATGGATGCGATGCAACCAGCTGAGGATGGCAACGAAAAAAAGCCGATAGGGATTCTTGAACTATACGGCATCGCACTTGGGTGTGTCGGTCTCTCGCATGCGGACTTCTGCCGTATGAGCGCAGATGAGTTCGAGAATGTTTACCATCAATGGTACGAGATGCGAGAGATCGACTATCAAGGATCTTGGGAGCGGATGCGCATGCTGGCGACCATTACTATTCAGCCACATATCAAGAACAAGCTGACGCCAGAGAGGCTGCTGCCACTTCCGTGGGAAAAGAAGAGGCACCATAACCCTAATGTCCGCATCCTAACGCAAGACGAACGTCGAAAGAGAATGGAGGAATTGGAAAGGAGACTTGGATGACCTCTTTCTATTATATAATCCAACGCTACTACAATGCCAAACGATGTTACATTAAAGATACGGCTTCAGATTGACGGCAAGGATCAAGTCGTCGAAGCTACAACGAGCACCCATGAGCTGCAGAAAGCGCTTGATGGTGCACGTCAAGAAAGTAACAATCTACGCAAGGACGCCGATAAACTTAGTGGATTCTCCAAGCTCCTTAATGAGATTAAGGATGACCTGTCAAAGACAACGGATGCGCTCAGCACATTCGCTGCGGTCAATGATAATCTCATTGAGGCACAGACTTCGTTAGCCTCCAGTGTTAACGGGATGAAAGAAGCTACCGATAGCAGTGTCGATAGCATCATGGCATTATGCCAGATGGGACAAGAGTTCGGCCTGATTTCTGATGATATCGGTGCACAGCTCGAGTCAGGTCTGACGGGTGTGAAGTCCAGTATCGATGACTTCTTCACAAAGGTGCTCGGCGTAGTCGGCGCATTCCAGAGCGCAAGCAACACTATCAGTTCATTCTATTCCAGTATCAACGGCATGAGAGGTTCCCTACAGCAATTCTGCGGGACACTGAATGCTCTGCGAACTGGAACAGTGACCTATTCAGCAGGTGCTACTGGTGCTGCTGCCAGCACACGCGTGTTGAGCATCGCATTGAAGGGTCTGATGATTAGCACAGGTATCGGTGTCGCATTCGTCGCGCTGACTGGCATCATCAGTATGTTCGCCAGTAAGAGTCGCGATGCAGCGAGTGCGTCAGACGAACTGACAGATGCGAATAGCGCTGTCGGCGATAGTGTTGACGAAGAAACGGCTGCGCTACAGAATGCGCATGCGCAGTTGGCGATGAACATTGCGACGTTGAAGGAATTCAATGGCAGCAAGGAGGATGAGAAGAAGGTTGTCGATAAGATGAATAATACCTACGGCGAGACGATGGGCTATTTCTCCAGCGTCGCCGACTGGTATAAAGCGCTGATCGCGAACTCTGAGGCATACTGTCGTCAGATGGTAGCCGAAGCGAAGGCACGTAAGCTCGCTAATCAGGTCGCAGAGTTAGACTTAGAAGCCGACACGCTGACAGATAACATCAATAGTGGTCAATATTCTAAGACGAGGAAGAAGGGTAAGAAAGTAACTGTTTCAGGTGGCGGTGGCCTCTTAAGTAGATTGACTGGAGGCACAAAGACCGAAACCTACGATATAGTCGGATCATCGGAGGAAGACAAGAAGCGTGCGGAACTCCAATCTAATAGAAAGAAGCGTGATGCGCTTAACAAGAAACTGAATCAGACGCTCGGCGAATCATCTGTCGATATGCCTGTCAAAGGCTCAACTGTACGCCCATCAGGTGGCGGTGCTACGCCAGTACGTGCTCCACGAGGTGGTCATGGTGGTGGCGGCGGAAACAATACCACTGGCGACAAGGTGGAGAACCCAATCGCGGAAGGCAGTATCGACTGGTATGAGAAGAAACTCTCCGAGCTGCGCAAGCAGATCAACGCAACAGGCGATGACTCTGTCGCTGCTGCCCTTCAACAAGAATACGAAGCTGTCGCTGCCCAACTGCAAGAGAAAAAGATCAAGATAGGACTGGAGGAACCAGAACAGGAAGAAGTGCTGACCTA